TTCTTTTTAGTATAAGCGAAATCAATAGCTGCATAGACGTTTAAAGCTTTATTATTTACATACCAACGACCTTCAAACAATCTTATATGTTTCTGATCGTAATACTGAAACTTCCCACGAGAGATACGATTGGTGTCACTACTATTAGGATCATTATAATATTGAGCATAGAACTGAACAAAGTCAGAATACTCCGCTCTAATCCTAGCTAATACGTTTCGATTAAAGCCAAACGCTTTTCCATCGTCTCGAACAGCTCTAGGCCAAAGAAAGATGTTATCCTCTTCAACTTTATGTTCTTTAATCTCCCAAACCGGAAGCGTGTCTTCCAATTCATCATTATCATTATAAACTTCATATTCTTGAGACTTCCACGTATCGTAGATGTCGGAGGGGTGGTATCGAGTTCCACAAGCCATTGTGAAACCGCCAGCATTTCTAATTGAAGTAAGCTGTGACGTTGCTTTATCAACTAACGCACGTCCTTCTTCAGTGTAAGCATTCTCTGGAACAACTACATCGTCTGGTACAATAATATCAGCGTGCCAACCTGCTGTATTCGTTGTAAGACCTGCTGTTTCAATAGTTGCGTCTCGAATACCCTCTTTTCTTCTTTTTATATGATCTATAGAAATCCTCTCACTACTCCACCTTTCTCTTGTTCCTTTAGCAGGATCAATATATTCTGGAAATAGTTTTTGAAACTTTGTACTGCCTAATATATTCTGAATCGCAAATAACTGAGTCTTTGCTAATCCAGAGGTAGCAGATAAGTAGAGGATCGTTACCTCAGGATGTCTAGTAATAATCCAAGCACACCAAGTAGCCACCATATGAGACTTTAGATGAGCACGAGGAAACATAATTAATTTATTGGCGGTAAGCCCATTGCCTGTGCCGAATAAGTCATACTCCATCATCCATTTAAACGTATCCATATGGATCTCACCATATAGGTACATTGGATTCATTGTTCTAGCGAAAACACGTAAGTCATCAAAACAACTCTGACGTAATTCCTTTATATTTGTAGGCATCCTTTCTAAATTAATCTTTGCCTGTTTTCGCCAATCCATATTACTTCCTATCTCTTGAAGTCAACGACATTGTTGAATTCATCATATACTTTCTCACTGATACGAGCTTCTTTCTGGATCGCCTCCTTTGTGGTGCGTCCTTTCGTTTTATCTTTCCATCCCTTATCTACTAAGAATTTAGCAGCTTGATATCCTTTGTCTCCACTAGAAAGAGTTTCTATCTTTCTAAGAGCTTCCGAACGTAAAGCGACTTCCAGTTCCTCTTCCCATTCATCTAGAATAGGAGCAAGAGCTGGGGACTTATAGAGAGCTTTAAGATGTTGCCACCCACCTAAATGTTTTGTAGCAAACTGATATCCAGTAATGTCTCTACATTCCATATATAAAGCTTTAGCTTCCTCAAGAGTGAAGAGAACATATTGTTTATCGTGGATAGCTGTTTCTTTGAACAACCCGATTGTAAAGTATCGGTTCATCTTATCTTTGAATTTATTCATGACCACCTTCCTATTTCCTATCTATCCATAAAGGATAAGGATCTTTATTTCCTAATCTAGCCTGTGTATGTACCCACTGCATGAAGGTTTGAATCTCAGCATCTGAGGGTAATCCCTCTGCAAATACATAGGCTCCGAATACATAACATGTAGTTCTCTTCGGCCCCATCTCGAAAAAGTCTCCGGGAGTTAAGCTTGTTATATCACTAGAAATATCAAATATAGTAAAAGGATCTGGAGTTGTTGTAGAAAGGGTAGTACGCCCGAGCCTATGATAATCAAAAGAACTCTCTCCTATAGTAGCAGTGCACGCTATAGTATAGTCTTCTCCTAAGAGATTATCTGCTCCTGTCAGGGCGAGCGTAGCTGTTCCTCCCCTTAGGGTATTCTTACACTTAACAGTTGTTAAATTTGTAGCTCCCGTGGATAATTGGATATCAAATAATGTTCTTGTAAAAGCTTCTACATGTCCAAAACCTAATTTAGCATTTGAAACTGGAGGAGTCGCTGACATTATATTTGAAGAATAGAAGAGTAATGATCCGCTATTTCTCCCATCTACAAGAGATAGATCCGTTATATTCCCCTCATAGAAAGTTACAGCATTAGAGGTTTCAAACGTAGGAGCAGTTCCTGTACTTTGAGTGATTACAGATCCGGTAATACTGTCCGTAAAATCCGTTCCCGAGGTTTCATCCATAGGGAAGTGAAGTATATGAGAAGGGTTATCACATATATTTAAAACTATATCTTGATCTGGGAGTAATACGGGAGTAGCTACAAACTGATCTGAGTAGTCTCCAGTTCCTGCATCATAAGAATATTTAACAATATCGCCAGCTACAGGACTGTAATTCCAATTGCCATTATAAGTTACATTATTAGTTCCACTACCAGAGGTAGAGAGTATACCAAAGACTTTTTCAATCTGTGTTGTATTCTGAATAGAGATGCTGTTGATAACAACAGTACTTGAATTAACAGTATTCCAGAATGCAAAATCCCCTGAACCTACAACCTCCCCTATAAGAGTATGCGTTCCTATCGTATTCACAATAGCTGGTTCTGAATTATTTACGAAATCAGGCCAAAATTCTACATTTCCACCACCAGTAATACTTTCTATATCTATAACTATTTCTACATAATCTGTAGAAACTAATCCTGAATTGGCTTGGGATACATATATTCCAGTTGTATATCCAGAATTTCCGACTAAGGCAGCTTGTCCTCCAGAGATTGAACTACTAGCTTCAACACCCCAAGAGGTTGTTGTCGAAGAAGTTCCTGAGGAGACTGCTGTAGCAAAATCTGAATCTGGAGCTGCTTCTGTGTAAATAGGATCTACAGTAAGAGATACTCCATTAGGAACAGAGGCTCCAAGGGTAACTCCTCCCGAAAAGTTTACAGTAACATTACTCATATATTATCCACAACCAAATCCACCAGTCCAACCGGTGTTAGCTTTAAGTACGAAAGATCCACCACGTTTCCAGAAAGCAGCATACATATCTGTAAGTGATCCCGAGTAGTCGATAGAGAGGGCTTGAATCCAAGCACTAGAAATATCATTAGCAGTTGCCCCGTTTGTCTGGAGATGTTCCAACACTGCTTCATTTAATACCACCTTACTAGAACTTTGTTGTGCCCATTGTAAAAGTAAGTTATTAATTGCTCCAGTGTATCCCTGAAGCCGTAATCCTTCTACTATATCATCATTAAGTGCCATTAATCCGTCCTAACTTGAAGCGTAAACTGAATAATAGAATTACCTCCGTCCTGAAGGTCAGCTACTGTAAGATCATTCCTAGTAGCACCACTTACAGACTGAAAGAATCTTAGAGATCCGTCATTGGCTATAATAGAGTAGGTTGTTGCCGGACTAGCTACTAATGTCATAAATCTCGTAGAACAAGTCCCTACAAAATTAGCTATAGTAGCTGCTGTAAAAGTAAAAGGAAGACCTGATAAGTCTACTTTAACCGCACCACTTGCTCCTGATCCTACAGTTGTAACACTTATACTCCCAAAAAGAGTAACAAGTTTCCCTACTCTCATATATTCGACTACTGTTGTATCAACCCAACCAGTTCCCGGAGAGATAGCTCCTACTACTGTAGAAGAAAAGGAGCCATAGTCTTCTCCATCTATAGCTATAACAGGGTTATTACCACCTGTACTAGAAAGAGGACTTGATGCTGTAACAGAAGCTACTGCTCCTGTACCTGCCGCGGCAGCGGTTAGCTCCCACACTGCTGCACCTGTTGTACTATCTAAGCACTTATATGCATTATCATTATTGACATCTATCCAGTCACTGCTTACTGAATAACCAGCTGAAGCATCATCATTGATACCGGGAGCTGTTGTGGCTACTAGATTTGCTTTAAGTGTCGTATAGGTTTCTGAAGCAGTCTTAAGAAGGATACCATCTGTAGGAGTGATATCTGTATGCATCACTGCACCAGCACTGTTTACATTAGTAGCATCTGTTACATCTGCTAAAGCTTCTATACCTGCGAGTTTTGTCTGTTCCGCATCACTAAATTCATTAGTATCTGCATTATTTTCATAGGCTGTTTTAATTTCAGCATCTGTTTGATCTGCTGTAGATCCATTCTCTACACTAAGTACTGTAACCTGTTCTGCATCAGAGTACTCATTAGTATCAGCATTATTCTCGTAAGCTGTCTTTATCTCAGCATCTGTCTGATCTGCTGTAGCTAATGACTCAATCGCATCTAGTTTAATACCATCCGTAGCTACATCTCTACCATCTACATTACCACTAACTGTTATATTACCCGTAACACCAAGAGCTGCTGTATCAAAGGCTTGAGTGCTGTCTCCAGCTATCT